AAGCAGCTGCTTTACCCGGTTCAAATGTTGCAAGTATAGATGTTCCATTCAGAGGAAGATCATTTAAAGTTGCTGGAGATAGAACAATTGATGCTTGGACTGTAACTATTATTAATGATGAAGATTTCAAATTGAGAAGAGCCTTTGAATCTTGGACAGAACTAATTGCAAAACTTGATAATAATTTGGGTGCCACAAACCCTAGTGCTTATATGAGCAATGCAACTGTTTATCAACTTGGAAGAGGTTCTACCCTGAATAGCACTACCAATTCAGGTTCAGATAGTTCTATTTTAGCAGCATATCAATTTATTGATATTTTCCCAACCAGCGTATCTCCAATTGATTTATCTTATGATAGTGGAGATACTATTGAAGAATTTACTGTAGAGTTCCAAGTTCAATCTTACGAGATTATAAGTTCAGCTACAGCATCTAAAGTCTGATAAATAGACCAAAGGCATAAAAAAATAAATTATGGCAAGATTGTTTGGATTTTCTATTGAAGATAACGAACCATTATCTCAAGGTGTAGTTAGTCCTGTCCCCGAAAATAATGAGGATGGGACTGACCACTACTTGAGTAGTGGTTTTTTTGGTTCTTATGTAGATATTGAAGGAGTATATAGAACAGAATTTGATTTAATTAAAAGATATCGTGAAATGGCACTTCACCCAGAGTGTGATAGTGCAATTGAAGATATTGTAAATGAAGCAATTGTATCAGATACGAATGATACTCCAATAGAAATTGAACTTTCAAATCTAAATGCTAGTGATGGTATTAAAAAGAAAATTAGGCAAGAATTTAAATATATTCTTTCATTATTAGATTTTGATAAAAAGTCTCACGAAATTTATAGAAATTGGTATATTGATGGAAGACTTTATTACCACAAAGTTATTGATTTAAAAAATCCACACGATGGGATTCAAGAACTGCGTTACATAGACCCAATGAAAATGAGGTATGTAAGGCAGCAGAAAAAAAGCGAAAAAGATAAGTATAGAGTATCTAATATTAATAGCGATAATCCTATGGACTTTGAGTTTCCTCAGATAGAGGAATATTTTGTTTATAGTCCAAAATCAACATATCCTACAGGAAATCCTTCTTCTATGGGAGGATCTCAAGGGATTAAAATGTCTAAAGATTCAATTACTTATTGCACTTCTGGTCTTGTAGATAGAAACAAAGGATCAACTCTTTCCTATTTACATAAAGCAATTAAGTCTCTTAATCAATTGAGAATGATTGAAGACTCATTAGTAATTTATCGTTTATCTCGTGCTCCGGAGCGTAGAATTTTCTATATCGATGTAGGTAATCTACCAAAGGTTAAGGCAGAACAGTATCTTCGTGATGTTATGATGAGATACCGTAATAAACTTGTATATGATGCAAATACAGGAGAAATTCGTGATGATAAAAAATTTATGTCTATGTTGGAAGACTTTTGGCTTCCAAGAAGAGAAGGTGGTAGAGGAACTGAAATTTCTACCTTGCCTGGTGGGCAGAATCTTGGAGAAATAACTGACATAGAATACTTTAAGAAAAAACTATATCGTTCTTTAAATGTTCCACCCTCAAGAATGGATGGAGAAGGTGGATTCAATCTTGGACGTTCTTCAGAAATTCTTAGAGATGAAGTTAAATTCAGTAAATTTGTTTCTCGTTTGAGAAAGAGATTTTCATATATGTTCCACGATATGCTTAGAACTCAATTAATTCTTAAGAATATTATTACCCCAGAAGATTGGGATATTATGGAAGAGCATATTCAATATGATTTTCTATATGATAATCATTTTGCAGAACTTAAAGATGCGGAACTTCTCAATGAAAGACTGAATATGGTTCAAGTTGCAGAACCATATGTAGGTAGATATTTTTCTCAAGATTACTTAAGAAGAAAAATCTTGCGTCAAACTGATGAAGAAATTGTAGAACAAGATAAAATTATGAAGAAAGAAATTGAAGATGGAATAATTCCAGATCCAAATCAACCAATAGATCCAAATACTGGTATGCCTTTAGACCAAACATCACAAATGGATTTGGGACAACCCGTTATGGAACCAGAACTCAATGCTTCTTCTACCGAAATAAATGCAAAACCAGTAGAAATGCCTAAGGGTGGAGAGATATAAATAAAGAAAATTACTTAGGTATTAAAATGGATGACCTTCTTGATATGATTGTTGCAGATGAATCACCTTCACAAATCAGCGACAAAATTAAAGAACTTCTTTTTACAAAATCAGCAGAAAAAATTGACGAATTTCGCCCAATTATAGCAAATTCAATGTTTAATGGGGATAATGAAGAAATAGAGGAAGAATGAAATCATTCAAACAATTTCTTTCAGAAAGTATAAGTATTGCCGGAGATTTTAACGGTAATCTTTATATTAATAATTCTGAACCTCAAGTACAACAAGTTGGTGAAGAATATATTGCTGATGTAATGTGGAATGGAAACTTTTATAGACTTGAACTAGTCACAAAAACTGGAATTCCATCTACAAGAGACCTTGGTGAGCAATTGCAATCCGATTATCCCGGAGCAGTTGTTCATCAGATTTATCCAGTTGCAGAAAAAAATTTAAACATCAAAAACGCACAAAGATATCACCCATCAAAGTTAGAATGGATTGATTGATAAATGGCCCAGTGGAATAAAGTAGAACAAGATTATTTAAATCAGGAAAGGAGTCTTTTTGAAGTTAATATGATTGCCACAAAAGATGGCAGTCCAGTTTCTTTTGAGAACCCATTTCCAGTATCTCTTGGAAGTTCAAATATTACAATTAATGGTGATATCAGTATTCCCGGAATAGTAACAGTTACGAGCACTCCAGATAATCCAATTCATAATCACATAGTTGAAGTTGGGACAGGTGGAACATTAACAACTCCATATCTTCCAGTCGGTATTTCTACATTACTGAACACTGTATCAATTTCCAACACATCATTCTTTGTAACTGGTGTTGGTTCAACAGTCACAGTTCAAGGAACTGTGGGTATTGGAACAACTGGACAAGTATCAATCAACCTCAACAATTCACCAGTCAGCACTTCAAATCCATTTCCAGTTACTGGATCAGTTGATATTGAATTACCACCAATAGCAACTGATGCATTTGGTAGACAAAGAATGTCTACCCCACTCACACTTTTTGATAGTTCCCACAGATACAGGGACAATAATCTTTGGAGTGGTTTAGTTGTAGGAACTGGTTCAACAGTTGGATTTGTAACGGCACAAGGTTTGATTAATATGACTGTTGGTGTTGGAAGCACCGCATCAATCATCAGAGAAACTACAAAAGTATTCTCTTATCAACCAGGAAAATCATTACAGGTATTGAATACGTTTGTAATGAATCCAACAAAAGCAAATCTTCGTCAAAGAGTAGGATACTTTGGTGCAGATAATGGGATGTATTTAGAACTTGATGGAAGTAATTTATATTTTGTAGAAAGAACATATGTTCCAGGAATTACAACAGAAACAAGAGTATCACAAGCAAGTTGGAATGTTGATACGATGCTTGGTCCTGGGCATCTCAATCCATCTGCTGTCACATTAGATATTTCCAAAGCACAAATTATGTGGATGGATATTGAATGGTTGGGACTTGGAACGGTAAGACTAGGATTTGTAGTTGATGGTAAGTTTATTCACTGCCACTCATTCCATCACGCAAATCTTATCAATACAACTTATATCACAACAGCATCATTACCTTTGAGATATGAGATTGCAAATACTGGAATTACAACGAGTGCGAGCACATTAAAACAAGTTTGTTCCACTGTAATTTCAGAAGGTGGTTATGAACTTCGTGGATTGCAACAAGCAGCAACTATTCCTGTAAATGCACCTAGAAACTGTCCAGTTGCAAATACTTATTATCCAGCAATTTCTATTAAATTAAAATCTGGATTTTTAGATGCCATTGTTATTCTTACTGCCTTAAGTATGCTTGGTACTGGAAATAACGCCATATTCAATTGGCAGGTAGTTGCATCTGGAACTACTACTGGTGGAAATTGGGTCGATGCGGGGGAAAATTCAGCAGTTCAATACAATATTAGTGGAACATCATTCTCAGGAGGCAGAATTTTAGCATCTGGATACTTAACTTCAAACGCACAGGGGCAACTTGCGGTTGATATTCTTAAAGAAGCATTATTTAAATTTCAACTAGAAAGAAATACTTTTACTTCAACTGCAAATGAATTAACTTTAATTATTGCATCTAAAGTTGCAGATGACAAAATTTATGCATCACTAGATTGGGAGGAAATTAGCAGATGAAAAAAAGAATACCTACAGAAAAAGAAATTGCTAAAAAGCATGGTGTTGATGTCAATTATGTCATTCGTCAAGCTGAGGTTGGTTCTACAGTTGAACGTGAACATGTAACTGACCACAAAGCAGCATACGGAATTGCTCTACAGCATATTGCTGAGTTTCCAGATTACTACAAGCATTTACTAAAAATG